TAGGATTAAATGAGACTGTACTGCACCAATATATCGATTGGTTGTGTATGTCAAGAAGGAAGACTATTGGTTTACCATATGAAAACGTTGGTAAAAATCCAATTGGTGGCTGGACCGCGCCATGGATGAGTAGTGAATCTGTACAAGTGGCACCGCAGGAACACGAAATAACCAGCTACAAAATAGGTGCAAGTAAAAACGATTTAGAAGACATGGATTTTGGAGACATGGAATTATGAGTGGATGTTGCAGTAATAGACCTGTAAGTAAATGTTGTGGCCGAAGACGAAGCCATGATCAAGAAGCCCGAATGCAACAGCTTCTAGATTCTAAAAAGCCTGTGGAAAAGAAAGATCTAAATTCTCTTGTAGAAAATGTTAAAGGCTGGCATCACGATAGAAATCTTATTGAGGGCAGTACAGATAAAGATCAGACCCTTAAGCTGCTCCAAGAATTAGGCGAATTATCCGATAGTGTATGTAAAGGTAATGATATTCGTGACGACATAGGTGATATGCTTGTTGTTATGATAAACATAATCGAGCGCAATAATCTTACGCTTGAAGACTGCTTGGTAAAAGCTTGGGACGACATTAAAGACAGAACAGGTAGGATGGTTGATGGCGTATTTGTAAAATCTGGGGATTAATATGTCAACTAGTCGAATATTTTATGCAACTCAGGGCGTTCTTATAAAAGAGCGTAACACTAATTCAGGTAGTGATTCGGCGACAACCGGAACATATCTCAATGGCGTAACTAGCATAGGAATAAATGGCTCTCTTCCCTCTAGGTCTTTATTGGATGTTGGTAGATTTCAGAGAAGATTTCATTACTACTCACCACAAGAAATTGAAATCACTATCGAAAGAGTTTTAGATAAAACTTCTGACTTCTTTTATCACGTAGACCCTAGTGATTATACTGGTGGCAAAGATGGCTATAAAAGTAGTCATATTCTAGCGCCCGAAAATATAGGCTGCCAAGGAGCAATAGCTTCTGATACCTCAAAAGCATTAAAAAATTATGATGTAACAGTTCTATATGGTGATGATTCTGTTGATCTTATAAAAGACAATGCGTCAGATTTAAAATATGTGACGTATAGAAATTGCCTAATAACTAATATATCTTATAATATGCTCGCCCAAGGCGCGGCTGGCGTCACTGAAAGCATCACGCTCATAACTAAAGTGGCAGATTATGACACAGATGGCGCAAATGAATTTACTAATTTGCCCAGTAGTGCCGAGTCTGGGGATATTATCAAAAGATCTGACTTCGATCTATTGTCCTCAAGTACAAATTCTCTTCTTCCTAAAGAGGTTTCTAATAGCGATAGCGAGTTTGGTAGTGGTATGTTTGATTTAAATCCAACATCATATGGATTAGAAGGTAAAAAAATTCTAGGAATAAATAGCATATCAATAAATGCTACAATTAATTATAGCGAACTGACAGATATTGGCAAGCGTCGTGGCTCCCAAGAGACTGGCAGTTCTAGCGCCACAAATCAAGGCGAACAAAATTTATGGAGATATGTAACGCTTCCGGTACAGGTGACTTGTTCATTTACTGGAACAGCCAGACAGCCCTTTCCATCCGACATGCTAAATACAGACACAACCTTTAGCGCTGCTGATGGAGCAACGGGCAGCACAGATTGGTATAAGGCAAACAGACCTATAAGATTAGTAGCTGAAAAATTTCCGTCTCCGCCGAGTCCCACTTATTTTGTTTGGGATCTTGGCAATCATAACTATCTAACAGATATTAGTTATACTGGCGGCGATACCAGTGGTGGAAATGTGGAAGTAACCATGTCGTACCAAAACGATAGAAGCGACATAGTATTGGTGAAGGACACTACAGTTAGAAATCTACACACAAGTAGAGATTTCATATATTAACCATGTGCAACACTAGGAGCGAATCTTGTCCAGAAGAAAAGAAAGAAAAGCGCGTTTACAACAAAAAAACATTCAACCAAAAAAGAAAAAACTACAACCAAAAACAGACAATCAGGAAGAATATATTAGGGATATGTCTGAAAATGATATCACTTTCTGTTCTGGGCCAGCCGGTTCCGGCAAAACCGCAGTTGCGGTTGGCTTGGCTTGTGAACATTTTTTACAAAACAAGATTGAAAAAATAATAATAACTAGGCCGGTAGTTGAATCTGGTAGGGGATTGGGTTACTTGCCGGGAAGCCTAAATGAAAAAATAGCACCCTATCTAGTTCCCGTTGTTGAAGAAATGAAATTATATCTTGGTAGAGATACTTATAACTCTGCAAGATCCGTAAACGCGATTGAAATCTGCCCGCTAGAATATATGCGCGGTAGAAACTTTCATAACACGTTTATGATTTTAGACGAAGCACAGAACGCAACATATGAACAAATCAAAATGTTCTTAACAAGAATAGGCAAAGGCTCAAAAGCTGTTATTAATGGCGATGTTGGCCAAACTGATCTTGTTGGCTGTAATGGTGGTCTTGATTCATGCATGGACCGCCTAGAGGGCCTAAATGGTGTTGCTATTTGCGAGCTAACAAATGATGACATAGTAAGAAACGGGATTATATCTAGAATTCTTTCAAGATTATAATGCACTAAGGCATAAATAAAGCTATAATTGATTAGCAAGTATAAGAATATAGGAAGGAATATTTATGCCTACGTATGATTTTGAGTGTGAGGATTGCGCATATTACACCGAAATAAAACAAGGGTTTAACGACCCATCAACGCACGTATGTCCTCACTGCGATAAGCCCACCCTAGTAAAAGTTTTCATAAATGCTCCTGAGATGTTTGTTAGGGGCGAGCCCAAAACGATTGGACACCAAGCCGATAGGAACACTCAAAAAATGGGTAGATACGAATTGCAAGACAAGCAGCAAAAACATGGCAGTACCGCTGACAAAGAACAGATTAACGCCAAAGAAACACGTAGGAAAATTAATTCTATGACGCAAGAACAAAAAGTCAAATGGATTAAAGACGGAGACTAGATATGAATCTTGGCGAAGACGAAGATATTCCTAGACGTGACTATCCTCATAAAGCTGTTATTACGATGAAAATTGATATAAGAAAAATAAATAGAGACGGAACACTCGATACTCAGGTAATGGGCAATCACCTACTGCAAAAATATGGCATATCCACAAAGGCGCAATGGTGTACTAGTGGAGCCTCAGAAGCTGAATGTATAAAAAACCTAAAAGAAAAATTGGAGAAATTAAATGGCTAGATGGGAAAATGAAGACTTATCCGGTTTAAATGTTCCAGAGCCCACAAAAACCACCACTAAATACATAGGGCTAAAGGGCATAGAAACAACAGAAGATCAATCAATGGCTAAATATGTAACGTCTTCTGATGGCTCTAAAAGATTCTATATAAAATATGGCAGAAGTGAAATACTTGATCCATATCAAATAGACTCATCTTACGCTGGCTCTAGAAGACAAAACAATGTATACAAATTTAAAAAGGTAACAGAAGAAGCTTTTGATAATTACAAAAAATATCTAGAGACTAAGAATAGGATATTTTTTACTAAGGCTAGAAGATTTTTAATGGAGAATTAATATGAAAAAGGGCCCACTGTCAAACAAAGAAAAAGATTTTATTGATAATAATTCATCAATGGAAACAGAAGAAATAGCAGAAAAACTTGATAGATCAGTTGGTGTTGTGTCGAAGTATATAGAAATCAAAAAAGAAGACTCACCCACTCATGGCTTATTTGCTAGAAAAGAAGATAGAGGCGTTACCGTGATGACGGAAGCCGCTTCTAGTCAAGCCGATGAAAATAAGCAGTCTAGAAAGACAACATCACCACGTAGATACACAGGAGTAATTCACACCATAAAGGAGAAGTAAATGATTTGTGCAAAATTCGATGGCTATATGAAAAATTTTTGTCATGTCGATCTGAATATAAGTTGGCAAATAACACTTACAGATGGTACAATTGTTTATGGGGATTATGAAAGACCCGAACTAGAAAACCCTTGGAATAGACTAAAAGAACACTGTGCTGAAAACAATCTCGCCATAACTAAAATTGAATTGTATATGTTTGGAGCGACTCATCATGTTTTCTTTGAGGATAAAAATGGGCTTGATGGTGTATTTTTAGTAAGGGGCTCGGCTAAGGATCAGGCTATGGATGGTTCTTTCTCTAGGTCTTTTCAAACACTCACGGTTGGTCTTTTAAAAGAAGATTGCTCAGAAATAGATGTTAGAAAATTTTGCTGGCCAATGAACGAATTTGAGCAAGGCTCTTCGGTTAGAGGTCTTTCTTATGAAAATTTGAATAAAATGATTTTTAAAAATGAATCAAAAAAACAACAACACCCGAAAGTACAAGAGTATCTCCACGGGGCAGCCGTGTAGCGCCGCCCAGTATGCGGCGGAGCTAGTTTGTATCAGGAAGAGAGAAAGAGAAAATACGGGTAGTCTAGAGTATAAATTTTGGAATAAGTCACATAGTGATGAATATAAAATTCAAGTAAGAGTGGCGCATAAGTTGATAAAAAAATTTGGAGAGAAGCCCCTTATAAAATATCTAAATAGCCCTAGTGGAAAAAACATATATTCACTAGGGTTTCTTCACAAGTCTAAAAAATTTGTTCTTGTTTTAAATTTTGTTGAAGATGGCGTTTCTAAGGCGGCGAAAATACTAAAAGAACAGGACAAAAAATCTTCTAAAAAGGAAGTGCCAAAAACGCCAGAAAACCCAGAGTATAAAAGCAGAAAACCAAGAAAACAAAAAAACTTATTTTCGCAAATTAGGAATATAGAGCATGGCAAAGACAAAGACGAAAAAGCCTGAGTATTTAGCTCAAATCACCAAGCAGTACGGCAATATTATATCCACGGGATTGGCTGTCTTAGAAGAAAAAAAGAACTACAAAGTCATCTCTGTTAGTCCTGCTATTGACATTGCTCTTGGTGGTGGTATTAGAGAGGGGTGCTGGCTGACGCTAACCGGAGACCCTAAGAGCGGCAAAACAACTACGGCAATGCAGATCGCCGCCAACTGTCAAAAAGAAGGCAGGCCAGTTATTTATCTTGATGTTGAAGGAAGACTTAAAGATTTAAACTTTGAGGTGCATGATTTAGACCCAGAGAAGATGAAGATCGTACACCCAGAAGATAAGCCATTGCCAGCAGAGGACTTCCTAGACATTGCGCACAAGCTCATGAGCCATCCAGACTACCATGGCGCAGTGTTGATTATAGATTCCATATCATCTTTAATGCCAGCTAAAGAACTTGATGGAGACATGACTCCGGGCAGGGCTGGACTTCCTAAGATACTTTCTATCTTTACCAAGAAGATGGGGCAGCTACTACCAAGACAGCGCGGCCTAGTCATCGCTATCACGCACTACATAGCTAATACTGCTGGTTTTGGCAAAGCTAAAATGGCTGACGGTGGTAATAAGATTCAATATCAGGCTGACACTAGAATGGAAATAGCCGGGGGCGGAGAAAGAATTTCCGCTGTAACTCCTTGGGTTAGCGCCAGCAAGGAAAGAATTGGTCAAATCGTAAACTGGAAAATTATCTGTTCGTCAATGGGGGCTCCGGGCGGACAGGTGCAAAGTTGGATTAGGTATGGGCATGGAATAGATAAGGCTCAAGAGCTTTTGATGCTAGCGCATGATTTAGGCATGATAGATAAAGCGGGCGCATGGCTAACTTGTGAATTTATGCTGGACCATAAGGATCTTGCAAAAAAGATAAACCCAGAACTAGACATCGAAGATGAAGATGCTTTACTTAAGGCATTTAAATTTCAAGGTCAAGATAAATTATATGCTTTTATGTCTGAGCATGCAGAAATAATGAATGCTCTAGAGCAGCAAATAAAGGAAATGCTATGAAAATTATTGGCCTAGACGGGAAAGAATATAGTTGGAATCCATCATCTTGTCAGGCCAATTGTTCCTCTAGGTCTTCTCTTCATCTCAAGGCAAAAGATTTACTTGACCAAATGTTCCCATATGATAGGATACTAGAAGAGCTATCTTTGGCTGGCAGTAGAACAAGCCGTAGGCGCGGTACATTAAGGGCTGATTTTTTCATACCGAATAGAAGGCTTTTAATTGAGGTACATGGAGAACAACATCATAAGTTTAACAATTTCTTTTTTGCAGACAAATTGAGCTTCTATAAAGCCAAAGCTAGAGATTCTGAAAAGAAAGAATGGTGTGAAATAAATGATATAAGATTGATAGAACTTAATTACAACGAGGATATAGATGAGTGGCGAACAAAAATTGAATGAATTCATAGAGGCCGTGGAGGCTTGGAAATCCTCTAAAAATATTGCGAGCGTAGAAGAAAATGAAGAAATAAAAATAATACTAAACCTA